GGCTGGAGCGGAAAGGAACGGAATGAACTTCTGTCGTGATTGCAAGCATTGCGTGAGCCAAGTGCTATGCGCGCATCCGGGTTCTGGGAAGGAGGAAATAAACTACGCTTTGGGAAGCGCGGCGATCCCTTACGCAAGAGAGGTCCGCCTTGACAATTCATCCTGTCGACTTTTCGAGCCGACCCGGTTGGTACGGTGGAGGACGAATAATTCGTTTTACTAAATCCGTGCTACGCTGTCCATAGGTGATCGGGCGATTCCGTTCCGCCCACGCCTCCTGTCTTTTCCGTCCTTTCCGACCGGCCCGGTATTCCAAAGCATCGGGCCGATTCTTTTTTTGCCTTCCAATCATTCGTACGATCGTATTGACGTTGTACGAAATTCCGTATATCCTTAAGGCGACTTGGCAACCGCACCGCAAGGTATTGTGGGTCATCCGCCACCGCCACAAGCGGTCGCGTTTGAACGGCGGCTTTCCGGGCTGACGCAGGCGGAACAGTTGGCCCTGGTGGCCCGCCTACTTTCCGAGAAAGAAGCACAACGCGCGCTGTCGAAGGAAGACCGGAAAAAGTGGGAAGAGATCCTTTCCGCCGGGGCCGTAAAGGTCGAGCAAGAGCGGGCTTCTTCCGATTTCATCTGGTTCGCCGAAAAGTGCTGGAAGGCGGCCGGCGAAGGCTCCGGATTCATCGCTGGTTATCACCACAGAAAGTTGGCTGATCTTTTCCAGCGGATCGCGACAGGGAAATGTAAACGGGCAATCGTAGCCCTTCCTCCGCGCCATACGAAATCCATGTTCGGGTCTGTTCTTTTCCCGGCTTGGCTGCTTGGCAAATTTCCGCACTACAAGGTCATTCAGGCGTCCAACAAAGAAGAACTTGCGAGCGGCTTTGGTCGCAAGGTCCGCGATCTCCTGAACTCTCCGGATTACGGTCGCCTGTTCCCGAACGTAAAACTCAAGTCCGACAATAAGGCCGCCGGAAGATGGTCGACATCGCAGGGCGGCGAGTACTACGCCATCGGCGTAGGCGGATCAATGACCGGCAAGGGCGCGAACTGTCTAGCCGGGTCAACCCTCATCCGTACACCGGATGGCGATCGACCAATCGCGGATGTCGTACATGCTGCGAGGCCGGTGCAAGTGCTTGCGTTCAACCACGAAGCCGGTAAGCCGGAATTTAAGACGGCCACGGCGTTTTCCAAGCGCAGGGCCACTAAGCTCTACAAAATCCGATTGTCGAATGGCCGGACCATAGTCGCTACGGATGAGCACCCGTTCTTCGTGAAGGGGCGTGGATACGTCGAGGCGAAGGATCTTCGTGTCGGGGACGTGGGGGTGGCAGCATGAGCCACGTCTATACTTGGTAACCCTATGCGATCAATGTCACCCGAAAATCCACACGCGTGCGACGTTCGAGTGGAATCGATTGAGGTTGTCGAACTTAGCGAAGGAGAGGACGTGTTCAATCTCACTGTAGACACGCATAACAACTTCTTTGCGAACGGGTTGCTCGCTCATAACTGCCTGATCGTCGATGATCCTCATGATGAACAAGACATCATGACCACCGGATCGGATACGTGGGAAAAGACGTGGGACTGGTACGTTTCCGGTCCTCGTCAGCGCCTACAGCCCGGTGGAAGTATCGTTGTCCTGGCCACAAGATGGTCCAAGCAGGACCTATCCGGAAGGCTGATCGCATCAATGTCGAAATCCCAGTATGCGGATAACTGGGAAGTCATAGAGCTACCCGCAATTCTCCCGTCGGGTCGTCCGCTGTGGCCCGAGTTTTGGAGCCTAGAAGAACTCCTGGCGACCAAGGCCACCATCCCCGTCACCCGCTGGAACGCGCAGTACATGCAGGACCCAACCGCCGAATCCTCCGCCATTCTAAAGCGTTCGGATTGGAAGGTTTGGCCGTATGACGAGCCGCCGCGATTCGAATATCGTATCCATTCGTGGGATACGGCGTACGGAAAGGCGGAACGGAACGACTATTCCGCGATGACGGATTGGGGCGTCTTTTATCTCCCCGACGATAACGAAAGGTTACGGCCTCAGCTTTTCCTTGCGGGCGCATGGAAAGACAAAATCGAGTTTCCCGATCTCAAAAAAAAGGCGCAAGAACTGTACCGGCAGCACGAGCCGGACACCGTACTGATCGAAAAGAAGGCAGCCGGAACGCCGCTCCTGCACGAATTGCATCAGATGGGCATCCCGGCGAGCGGGTTCACCCCGAATGCTTCCGGCGGCGACAAGTTCGTCCGCGCCAATTCCATTTCCGACATTTTCCGCAGTGGATTCGTGTGGACTTTCGACCCATCGCATTGCCGGTGGGCGGACGAGGTGATCACGGAATGCGCAGAGTTCGGGGCGGGCGATCACGACGACTACGTGGACACGGTTACTCAGGCGATGTTGCGATTTCGCCAGGGCGGATTGGTCCGCCTGACGACAGACGAGGAAGACGAGAGAAAGCCGAATCAGACGGCTAGTTACGCATGGTACTAACTCAATGATCGACGCACCCATGATCCCGTTTTCGATGCCTCCGATGGGCGCGCCGCCGCTTGCTCTACCGGCTCCGGATGAGCCGTTTCAAGTTCTCACTGAGGACGGAGAGGTGGTGATCGACAACGAGGGCATTGGGCAGGAAGAACCGCCCAAGCCGCAAGCATTCGGGGATAACCTCGTTTCGAGCTTAGGCGCTGGCGAGGTTGACGACATCGCGCGGAACTTATACGAAGCATTCGAGCGCGACAGTAAGAGCCGTGAACAGTGGCTCGAAATGGTCCGGAAGGGCTTCGACTTACTCGGGCTCAAGATTGAAGACAGATCTACGCCTTGGCCGGGAGCCTGTGGCATCGTCCACAGTTTGCTACTTGAAGCGGTGGTGCGATTCCAGGCAATCGCCACAGCGGAAATCGCCCCCGCCTCCGGCCCCGTCAAGACGACCGTCGTCGGGCGGGTTACGCGAGAACGGCTCGCCCAGGCCGCCCGCGTTCAGGAGGACATGAATTATCACCTCCGGGACGTGATGCCGGAATGGAAGCCCGAAACGGAGCGCCTGCTTTTCACGCTGGCGTTACTCGGTTCGGCTTTCCGTAAGTACTGGTGGGATGCGGCGGAAGGGCGTCCCCGTTGCGCGATGATCGACCCGCGCGACTTTTACATTCCATACTCCACGTCCACACTGGAATCCTCCGTCCGCTGCACGCACGAATTCGTGATGTCGCGGACGGAAGCGTTGCGGCAGGAAGCCGCCGGATTCTATGTGGGCATCTCGGACTTGGGCGAGCCATCCGAAACGGTTTCGCAAGATCCGACCCGTGAAAAGCAAGATCAGATCGTTGGCATCCAGCCGGTTCCACCAGCCGAAGATTTCCATTTTCTGGAGATCCACTCCAATTACGTCATCGAAGGCGACCAATTCAAGAACCCGAACGGCACGGCGGCCCCGTATGTCGTCACGATCGAGAAGGAATCGCGGAAGTGCGTCAGTATCCGGCGCAATTGGGAAGAGAATGATCCGAAGTTCCGCCGCCTGTCCCACTTTGTCGGCTACTCGTATGTTCCGGGCTTCGGACCTTACGGATTTGGGCTAATCCAGTTGGTAGGGGGCATGACGGACGCCGCGACAAAGGCGCTTCGCCAACTTATCGACGCCGGAACGCTGTCCAATATCAAGTCCGGCATCAAGTCCAAGCAGGCTCGGTGGAAGATCGACGACAAGCCGATTGCTCCAGGACAGTTCGTGGAGATCGAATTTCCGGGTGGCCGCATCGACGACTACCTGAAAGTACTGGATTTTGGCGAGCCGTCCGCCGTTTTGTTCCAACTGCTTCAATACTGCGTCGACGAAGCCCGCAGGCTGGCGTCAGTTGCGGAAACGAGTACCGCCGCACAGAATCAGGAAGCCCCGGTTGGCACGACGCTCGCCCTGATCGAGCGCGAATTCAAGGTGATTGCGTCCATTCTCGGACGTGTCCATGATTCGCTTCGCCAGGAGTACAAGATCCTCGCGCGGATCATTGGACAGTACGAGGATCGTTACGATTTTGAAGTCGACGGTGCTCCGGAAATCAAGAAGGCGGATTACGATTCGCGGGTAGACGTGGTTCCCGTCAGCAATCCGAACGCCGCATTGCTGCCATACCGCCTTGCGCAGTTTCAGCAAGCGTTGCAGTTATGTTCGCAGAATCCGCAGTTGTACGATCAGCCGGAACTGCATCGGGGAATGCTCATAACTCTCGGATTCAAGCCGGAGGAAGTCGACAGATTCGTTCCGGACAAGGATAAGATCCACCCGGCGGACCCGGTAACCGAGAATCAGTTCATCCTGACCGGCAAGCCTGTTCGGGCGTTCCAGTATCAGGACCATGACGCGCATCTCCAGGTCCATAACAGTCTGGTCAACGATCCGCTGATTACTCAGCAAGTCGGCCAATCGCCAACTTTCAATACCATCCAAGCCGCGATCGCCTCCCACATCAACGAACATCTCGCCATGAAGTACCGGGCGCAGATGGAGCAAGCCCTTGGCATCCCGCTCCCCTCCCCGGACGAGGCCATGCCGGAAGACGTGGAATTCGGAATTGCCGGAGCGATGGCGTCCGCCAGCGTCAAAGTTCTCCAGGAAAATCAGGCGAAGGCCGCGCAGAAGCAGCGCGAGCAACAGCAAGCCGATCCGGTGTTCCAGCAACAGCAAGCCGAACAGGCCATGCGGGCGGTTAAGGACGCCGCCGATATCCAAGTCAAGAATCAAAAGCTCGCCCTGGAGCAAGCGAAAGCGATCGCCCAGGACGAGCGGGAGCGCGAACGTATCGCCGCCACGGAGCGCGTCGCTGCTGCCCAACTTCAGGCGCAAGCCGACAAGAATCGCAGCAATGCGGCGCTTGCGGCGGCTGAACTGATCCGCGACGCCGAACAGATCGAACAGAATCCGGGGATGCCGCAATGAGCCTGAAGGAGTCGGTTCTCCGTGATCTAAACATGCAAATCACCATGCAGGAAGAACAGATAACTTCCGGTACGGCGATTACAGATTTCGCTTACTACCGCGAGGCGGTGGGTAGGCTGCACGGGCTAGTGAATGCCCGCAATATTTTCGTCGAGGCGTTCAAGAAGTACGCCACGCAAGAGGAAGAATGACCGCACCTGTATTAGTCAGCACGGCAATGCAATCGGCTGTTGCCGCAACGGGAATCGATTATGCGACCCTCCCGAAACCAGTTGGTTACCAGATTCTCGTACGCCTGTACGAACCGCCGAAGAAAACAAATGCCGGGCTGTACATCCCGGAGCAGACCGCATCCCTTGAAAAGACGGCATCCATCATGGGCTACGTCGTTTCGATGGGTCCGGAATGCTATCTCTCTACCGCCACAAAGGAATTCCCCGTTGGCGCGCGATGCGCCGTCGGAGATTGCGTGATGTTCGCGAGTTACAGCGGCGTCCGCCTGAAACACAACAAGTTGGACTATCGGCTCATCAATGACGACACCGTATTAGCCGTCGTGCCGGACCCCGACGCCGTGGAGCGTTCGTAACATGAGCGCATCCGCCATGCCGGATCTCCAGTCGCAGGCACCGCCGATCTCGGTGGAGCCGCCCGCTCCGGAAGAAATCGAAATTGTCGTCGAATCGGAACAGCCTGACGATCACGATAAGCCGCGCAACCCGAAGGCTCCGCCCGTTCCGGAGGCCAATCCGGAAATTGATAACATCTCGCAGAGCGTAAACAAGCGAATCGGCCAACTCACGTGGAAAGCCAAGCAGGCCGAGCGCGAACGCGACGAGAACAGCCGGAAGTACCAGGAAGCCCTGCGGTACGCGCAAACCGTGCATGCGGCCAACCAGGAACTCGTCAAGCGGTTCCAGGACGCCCAAAAGTTCCAACAGGAAGAGGTGAAGAAGCGGGCCGCCGCCGAAGCGCTAGCCGCGAAGGAACAGCTTCGCCGCGCTCACGAACAGGCTGATGCGAACGAGATTGCCGAAGCAACCCGTCGTATGTCGGACGCTTCCGCGCTTCTCAAGCATGCGGAGTTGCAGGAGCCGTCAATGGTTCCGCCGTTCCCGCAATTCCAGCCCCCACAGTTTCAACCGCAACCGCCGCCGGTCGAACCGAACGAATACGCCAAGGATTGGCTATCGCGCAATCGGTGGTATTTCAACGATCCGCAACGGAAATCCGAAGCGGACCACGTTAGCGGTATACTTGAATCGCGGGGTCTGTCATTAGACGACCCCCGACATTGGGAAAGCCTGGATCAATACTTCCAGGCCGCCAATGCAGTAGCATCCGGGAACCCCGTTCCCGCACCCACCCCGGCATCCGCCGCACCCGCCAAGCCGCAACCGCAACAGGTCGTCGCGGGCGTACCGCAAGATACGCCACCGGCAAGCGCTCCAAAGGCGAGTCCGAAACAAATCCGACTTACCCGAGAGCAGGAAGCGTTGATTAAGCAACTCATGCCGGACATCCCGTTCGCGAAAGCGGCGAAGTTGTATATCGAAAATCTCCGCCAGGAGCAAAACAATGGCTGATCCCCGTGTTACGACACCGCGCGAAATGCCGCGCGATTCGCAAACCCGCGCCGCAGAAGCGCGCATGCAGGTATGGAAACCGGTCGGTTCGCTGCCGACAGTTCCCGACAAGGATGGGTTTACTCACCGATGGGTGCGGATCGCATCCAAGGGACAACCGGACGAGCAGAACTTCTATAACCGCCTACAGGGCGGATGGGAACCCTGCCCGCGTTCCGAGTATCCCGAACTGGCGAGAAGTATCCTCATCCGCAAGGGGAGCGACTTCGGCGACAACATCGAACTCGGTGGCCTCCTGCTTTGTCGTCGTTCCGCCGAAATGACCGAACAGGAGGTCGCGTACATCAATACGCAGACTGACAAACAGGTCCGCTCGGTGAACAAGCAATCGACTCTGCGGCAGGAAGTGCCGACGGCAACCGTTTCCATTCAGTCCCAGGCGACCATTCGCAATCGGGACGGGGACGTATCCGTCGCCAACGGGTAACAACCATGCTCCTTTCTGCTGGCAGACAAGAAATCGACTCACTTAGGAGAAACGAATAATGCCAGCTACGGCGTCTCCGTTCGGACTGCGGCCCGTTGGCTGCCGATGACGGACAACTCGGCCACTGCTATTTACACGGGAGATCTCGTGTCAATCGGCAGTGGTGCGGTCGCGGCAGCCACGGCAACCCCAACAACTTCACGTTCCGCCCATACGCCCATCGGCGTTTGCGGCGGCGTGAAGTATGTCAATGCGGCAGGCGAGCAGAAATGGGCGCAGTATCTACCCGCCAACGCCATCACCAACCTGGGTTACACGAGCGTGGAAATCGGCGTGTACATGGACCCCGATCTGATCTTTGAAGTTCAGTCGAGCGGCGCAACCACCCAGGCGTCCGTCGGTCGGAATGCTCCGCTTGCCAACTTTGGCGGCAGCACGACAACCGGCAATTCGACAATCCACTTCCTGCACGGTTCCATCGCGGATACGGCGACACTGGCCGTCCGGATGGTCGGGATCAATCCGAACACCGTGGGCGACAGTTATCCGAACGTGTATGTCGTGTTCAATTCTGGCGTCCACCAGTTGCGAAACGCCACGGGAGCGTAAAGGAGTCAAGACATGCCAGTAATTTCTCGTGCTCAAATTCAGCGTCAACTGACTCCCGGCCTGAAAGCCCTGTGGGGTCTCGAATACGCCAAGTATCCGGAAGAGTGGAAGGAAATCTTCGAGTACAACACGTCCGAAAAGGCGTTCGAAGAGGAACTGAAGCTGTCTGGCTTCGGCTCGGCACCCGTCAAGAACGAAGGTTCCGCCGTTGTTTTTGACTCCGCGCAGGAAGCGTGGGCCGCTCGCTACACTCACGAAACGGTCGCGCTTGGCTTCGCCATAACCGAAGAGGCGATGGAGGACAACTTGTATACGTCGATGGGGCAGCGGTACACCAAGGCCCTTGCTCGTGCGATGCAATACACAAAGGAAGTCAAGGCTGCCGCAATCCTGAACCGCGCGTTCAACTCGTCCTACAAGGGCGGAGACACGAAGGAATTGTGTGCAACCGATCATCCGCTTGTTGGTGGTGGGACCGTTTCCAACAAGCCTGCCGCCGGAGCCGATCTTAACGAAACCTCGCTCGAATCGGCCATTATTCAGATGTCCCTGTGGACCGACGAGCGCGGTTTGCTGATCGCCGCCAAGCCGAAAAAGCTGATTGTTCCGCCCGCCTCGATGTACACCGCCAAGCGCATTCTCGACTCCGATTTGCGCGTTGGCACGGCGGACAACGATCTCAACGCTATCAAGGCAATGGGTTCGATTCCGCAAGGCTTCCGCGTGAACCACTACCTCACCGATACCAACGCGTTTTTCATTCTTACGGACGTTCCCAACGGACTGAAGATGTTCCAGCGGCGCGCCGTCAAGTTCGACCAAGATGACGAATTTAATACGGGGTCGGCTTTGTATAAGGCCTCGGAGCGACATTCGTTCGGTTGGTCGGACCCGCTGGGCGTTTTCGGTTCTCCGGGTGCTTCCTAACCAGTAACTCACGAGGGGCGGCTTTCGGGTCGCCCCCGTCCAACCCGACGGAGACGGATATCTCTGCACTGCTGGCGCACGACTTAGACACTTGCGGACGGATTCGCCAATCCGACGCCTGACGTAGACCGTAAGTGGAATCGCTACCAGGAGTGACACATGTCAATTACTTACGTAAGCGGGCCGATGCAAAGCTCCGCTTTCCAGGCTGTTTCCGAATTCAACGGGACCGTACTCGGCCAACTGAATTCTTCCGGTCGCGTTCGAACCGGCAACGGATACGGCGTTCTAACTCAGACGGCCCTGATGGATCAAAATTCCACGACAGCCGTCAGCGCGACCTTCACGGTTCCCGCGAACTCTCAGATCATCGACATCATTGCGGACGTGCTGACCGCGTTCGACAGCGCGAGCACGGCGGTCCTTTCGGTTGGCTCGGCTGCCGCCGGTACACAGTACGCCGGATCGATCGACGCCAAGACGGCGGGCCGGGTGCGTCCGACATTCTCGGCGGCTCAGTTGGCCGCGATGGATGACGTGGGTTCGAGCACTTCGGTTGTAGCGACCATTACGCCAACCGGGGCAACGACAGCCGGGCAGGTCCGCGTGACCATCCTGTACACGGTCTAACGGGGGTCCACGACAATGGGACATTCCACATTTTCAGGGTCCATCCGTTCGATTGCGGGCGTCGATTTCATTTCGTCCAAGGACGCGACGACCGATCTCGGGATCAACCGGCAAAGTTCTACTGTACTCGAAGTTAATAACGGAACGCCCGTCGCGGATGGCGGCGCGTACCGGGACCTTACGGTCCGGACGCTTACGGCGACATCGCTTTCGGTTAGCGGAACGACGATCGTCGCGGATACCTCTGTTACGACCCCGCTCTTGACTTACGCGGGAACGCTCGCGATAAGCGCGACGGGGGCCAACCCAATTACGTTCCTGAGTGGTGGAACCGAAGGTTTCCGGCTTGCTCCGACGACGCGCAACGTCCTCATCGGCACCACCACGGACGACGGGTCGAGCAAGCTCCAGGTGGCGGGAGTCATCACAACCAACGGCTCAGGCGGTGGTATCCAAATCAATACCAGAAACAGCGGGGCCAACTGGACGCAATACGTTAATGCTGGCACGTATACCCTGCACAACGGGTCGGAAGATATTCTGTCGCTGTCATCGGGCGGCACGCTTGCGCTGTACAACCAGAAGACCACGACGGGCGTCACCCAGCAGATCATCCGCGCCGGGGCGGGGCAGAGTACGACGGCGCTACTAACTCTGCAAGAAAATGGCGGTGGAATGCGCGGAGAGTGGAAGGTTGACAACCTGTCAATTGGTAGAAACCTATCCACGGAAACCGTAAATCTATATGTGGGTGCGGGAAGGTCTGGAAATGGGTTCTCGATCATCGATCTGATCGGAGACTCAACTTACACAGCTTACGGGCTGCGTATCATGCGTAGTAATGGCGGGGCCAACACTGATGCGTATGTATCGAATCGTGGCACGGGCACGCTGCAATTACAGGCGGAAGATGCTGGAGCAGTACAGATCAATGCCAACAGCAATACCCGCTTCAAGGCTGACAACACCGGCATCGGCTTCTTCGGCGTCACCCCGGTAGCCCGCGCAGCAGCCCCCACCGCTGCCGATGCCTCCGCGCTAACCAGTGCCGACGCCACCGTAATTGGAAACATCAGAACCCGGATGGGCGAGGTGATTACCGCGCTACAAAACGTCGGCCTGATGAATTAGCCGCGTAACCACTAGGAGAAACGAAATGAAAGTCAGCTTCAGTATCACTAATGACAACGGCTCCCCGGTTCTCGACAAAGTTACGGGCCAGCCGCACACCTTCAGTTTCCCGATTGCCACGGATGTCCTGGCGGTCATTGAAAACTGGATGCAGAAAGTCGGATCGACGGATGCTAACGGTAACTTCACGCCGAAATATCCGAATGCGGCGGAGGTTGCCCGCGAGATCCTGTTCGACGCTTTCCAGCAGATGATTCCGGCGGAAGCATTGGCGGCTTTCGACGCCCCCGTGAAACAGGCGGAGCAGGCTAAGAAAGCCTTTTTGTGGGGCCTATTTGGTCAGACGCCCCAGGCGGAGTAAGCGGATGGGATACATGGTCAACGTCACGGAAGTCAAGAAACTTCAGATCGTCAACGCAATCCTGCGTCGCGATCTAGTCGGCGCGGAAGCGCGGATGAAACAGATGGACCTGGAGGCCCTGGTGCTCGGGGCTTCCCGAGAACTCGGGTTGCCGGACGGCACGCCGTACGATCCGGAGCGCGGATGCTTTATGCCAAAGGAGGAATCGAATGGCGAAGCCTGTAACAGTAACAACGACTGACGCGACGAGCGCGGCGACTTACTCGAATCCCGTTCAGATCAACCACTACATCACGGTTCCGAACGTGACGGTCGATGTCACGAAAACCGGGACAGTGAATTACGACTTGCAGTATACGGTGTCAGACGTTTCCAGCGGATTCTCCAGTGCGACGGTTTGGAAGTCGGATTCCGGATGGACCGGAAAGACTGCGGACGCGCTTATCAAGGTGACGTTCCCGGTTACCGGCTTGCGGCTTATCCAGAATTCCGGAAGCGGCAGCACGTCGGCCATCATTCTACAGTCCGGCGTAAAGGGCTAATTCAATGCTATCTCGCCTTCTCCCGCTCGCGCTGCTGGCGGTGGCGGCTTCGGCAACCACCGTCAGCGACGTGTTGTACACGGCAAACGGACAACTCGCGAATGGCGAGATCGTCATTCGGTTGACCAACAGGTGTTACCAGTCGGGAACCCGCCCGCTCGAACCTACCGAAATCACGCACCGCGTCACGAACGGAACCGTGAACATTCAGTTGGAGGCGAACGATACGTGCCAACCAGCGGGAACGAGTTACGCCGTGCAATACGTTATTGACGGCGGGCGAAGGCGCTCGACTTACTGGAACATCCCGTCCTCCCCCCCTACCGTCACGATCGTCGCGGTGGAGTCGCAGTCCACTCCGGCGGCAGGCTCGGCCATTTCGGCGGCTCAGATTTTTGGCTTCACGCAAGGCGGAATCCTGTTTGGAACGGGGGCCGGGAAGATCGGGCAATCCTCGCGGATCGGCTGGAACGACACGGCGTACCGGATGGAATTCGGATCGGACTCCTGCGTCTATTGGAAAAACGGCTCCGGCGTCATCGATTCGGGGGTGTGCCGGGATTCCGGCGGGTTTCTCCGTTTCGTGGACTCCAACGGAACGCTAAAGCGGTTGCAGGCGGGCGCGGCCACGGCGGACGGGGACGTATTCGTCCGGGGTGCCGGATCGTTCGCCAATGCGGACTGTCTTGCATTTCTGAACGGCAAGGTTGTATCGGCTGGCTTCCCCTGCGGCGGAGGCGGGGGTGGCGGCGGATCGCCGTCCGGAACGGCTGGCGGCGACCTGTCCGGGCTGTACCCGAATCCCACGATTTCTACGGTTGGCGGCGTGTCGGCTTCATCGGTCGCTACGCTGGTTGCGCTAGTTACGGCAAGGCGCGGCAACACGACGACTTATCAGGCGGCAAGTGGTTCAACTTCTCCGAATAATTGTGCAAAGTTCGACAGCAACGGAAACCTCGTGGACGCAGGCGCGCCGTGTGGTACGTCATCCGCGACATGGGGGTTGATCGGCGGAAGTATTGCGAGTCAAGCCGACTTGACGACTGCACTCAACCTGCGGATTCTTTCGACCGAAAAGAACGCGGCGGGCGGGGTGGCCGGATTGACGGCTGGCGTCAAGCTCAATCTTGCGCAGATGCAGGAAGTCATGGGGATTGCGGACCTTTCTGATGTCTCCGCAATGCGCGGGAATACTTCGACCGTACAGATGGCTTCCGGGTCCACGACCACCAACAATTGCGCCAAGTTCGACGTGTCCGGAAATCTCGTGGACGCAGGCGTGGCGTGTGGGTCCACTTCTAATTACGCCGGAACATTCACGTCCACGACGAACCTCACAATCACGCACTCGCGAGCGACCACGAACGTCATCGTTGAACTGTACGACGGCAGTGAAAACAGGATCGAACCGAATAAGGTCAATGTCGTCGATTCAAATACCGTAAACGTCACGTTCGCGAGTTCGCAGGCGGGCCGATATGTCGTGAACACGGGCGGGTCCGCTGGCGGAGCCGGAACGGGCGACGTTACGGGTGGTTCGGCCTCGGCGGATGGCGAAATGCCGCTGTATAGCGGGACGGGTGGGAAGACGTTGAAGCGTTCCAACACGCTGACCGGCCTGATGTATTTCACTAGCGCAGTTCCGGCGGCGGTGACCGGCACAGCAACGGATTGCGTAAAGGTCAACGGAACATCCGGATCGTGTGGCGGAGGATCTATCTCGCTTGGTCCGGGACTTCGCGAAAACGCTGGCGTAACGGAAGCAAACCCGGCGGAGGTTCTAACTTACATCGCCTTCTCGCAAGCCCTGGACTTCGGTTCGATCGCGCAGTCGGCCTGCGCGGAACTGACGATAAGTGTGACCGGAGCGTTGTCCGGCGATCGCGTGTCTCCGGGATGGCCGGACACCATAAACGCCGGATTCGTCGGAATGATGTACGTCTCGGCTCCGAATGTCGTAACCGTTCGCC